TTTGCTATTAATACGGCAGATGGCCCGTGTTTAGTCTATTTGGGTCATTATCAAAAAGTTTATGGTATGGATGTACTCGGCGTAATTGAAAATACCAAAATTGAAGGTTTTTCTCGGGATGGTAAACCTTTCTCAGTTAAACTCGGCGATATTTGCAATAAACAAGCAGATATTAAAACCAAACCTTGCGGCTCTGATGTAGTTTGGTTGATTCCAATACTTAAGCAAAAGTATGGAGCACCTATAGCAACAGTTTCTGAACTAACTGATGAACGTTTATTCTGGATTGATCAATTCGGTGGACAATCCGTAGAAGATCCAGAAATAATTAAGATCAATGATGCTGGTTTTTTATCTAACTACACCTCCAAAACAGGTGATTGCGGTCGTCCTATTTGGCAAAAGAAAGGAACTCAATTTGTAGTAGTTGGAGTTCATACTGGTGATTGTCAAGGTCTTCGGGACGTTAAGACACTTGGTCCTAAGGGTTTTCTTAAAGCAACCCTTAGTGATCAGGATTTAAACTAACATTCCCGGGCTGGAGGTCCCACTTATTTGACTATGTAAGTGCGGACCCCAAAGTCCCGGGTTTAGTTCGAGAAGAATTTAAATATATGGACCACGTGGGGTGGTGCCATGTTAATGATTCTCTCTTAACTATGACCCTAGCAAAATCAGTAGACCAAACAAAAACTTGCCCCGAATTTTCTGAAGACATCAAACTAGCTCCCTCTTTTGAATATACTCACGGCTCTATAGCAGGAACTTATAGTTCTACTTTAGAATCATTCCGTAAATGGGATGAACTTCCATTTCAACTGAATCTCCCTCCTGATATTAGGAGGATGCTTATTGAAATTGCTGTGCAGGATTTAAAAGAATTGGGTTGTACATGGGTTGATTTAGGAAAACTATATTGTGCAAAGATGTGGACAGCGGTTGATTCGTCCCCTGGTCGCCTTGCCAAGAAAGTTTTCGGGGTTAAATCAAAATTTGAATTATTACAGGTGTTAGGTGAAGGCACTATAGCTCGCCTAGCATTTGAATCTAAGAGTATACCACTTAGTAGTTTAGTTGACAAGAAAGAACGACAGACTTTTGAAAAAATAAACAATAAAGAAGTGCGTACATTTGTAACTTCTCCCTTTGAGTCTTTAGTTGTTGGTAAGTGGTTATTTGAACCATTTCAAATTTCTTTGATGCTTAATCGCAGTAAGTATAATTTTTACCGTGTTGGACAGAAATATAATGATGGACATTTCCATTCTATGTTTGAAGAGCTTAATGATTTCGATAATAAAATTGAAGTCGACTGTAGGAGATGGGACCGAACCTTCTCCCCAGAGATGGCTCGTTTAGTACTGGAGGTGTTAATTCACTTGGTACCAGAGAAACATCGAGAAGAGTGGCGGCAGCATGCTGAACGCTACGTTAAATATGGTTATGAACACGTCTATGTGCTCTTGCCAAATGGTCAAGTTGTCGTCATGCATAATGGGCAACCAAGTGGTTGCGCCACTACAACTATATTCAACACTATAGCTCACTACTTAATTTGGGTATTAGATGCTGTTATAGAGAAATATAGCACTAAACATATGTATGTTCGATGCGTCGGAGACGACAATCTAACTGCTCATTTTAAATCTTACACTGTGGATGACATCAAACGTATTTATGCTCGCTGTGGCTTC